GAGATGTTCTATCAGGTCTTACATTATTTAATGCAACTCCATCTCCACTAATTGGTTTTGGTTCTAACTGTGGTTGTTTAGGTTCGTATTCTGAAACATGAACAAACGCACCATTCCATTCTCTAACCATTTCTCTGTACGGAAATTCCATACCTGATCTATCTGATATCGCTCTTGCGTATTTACCTGTTGCGTATTTTGCCATTATCTTTTACCTTTTTTCTTTTTCTTCTTACCACCTGGTCCTAAAGGTTTATCCACTCTGCCACCTTTAGATAAAAACTTGTTTCTTAATCTTTCCATTTCTTCTTGGAATTCCTCTAGTTCAGAAGCGTTTAAATCTTTGTATGGTTTACCAAACATTTCCATCGCATGATCATCTGCATATTCTGGTCTGTAAAACGGTTCGTCTACTGATGCTACTTTTTTATTTTTTTTTTTTGCCATTATGTTCCTGGGTAATAAGCTTTAGGTGTAATGTATGTACTTGAAGCTGATCCATCTTCTGCTAAAGCTCTAGCTAATTCATCTTCATAATATAATTTCATTTGCTGAACTAACTGTGGTTGATATTTTTGTGCTAAATAAAAAGCTAATCCTGAAGTCATACAAGGAACAAATCTAAAAGGTATGTCTGTTGCATTTGTATAATCTCCAATGTCTTGAATTCTTTTTATATAATAAAAATGCATATCTTTAGATGCATTTGTAGAATCTGGTGTTGGGTAAATACTAATACTTACATAATCAATAAATCTTTGAACCCAATATTGATTAGGTGTACCTTTAGAAAGTTTATTTGAAAAACCTGCATAAGTTGATCTATCAACTTTTGTCATTGGTGAATCTGATTGTGTAGTTTGAGTTCTATTAGATCTTAACTGTGCTTCAAGAACATCGGACATTCCATAAATTCCAGAGGGTGTTGATGTAGCACTTGTGCCATCACCACTTGCTCTATAAAATTTATATTCAGCTTGTCCTTCAATTAAATCAAGATTAGCTTCTGCTATTTCCCAATAATGAATACCTCTATTACCCCATTCTTGAAATAAAATATTAAGAGATCTTCTAGCTGATTTCATTTGATAACCAGCTACAGAATTTAATCCGATACGCTCGTATGCTTCTTCTATAATTTCATCAATAGAAAAAGTTTTGTCGAACGTTGTAGTTCCCGAAGTAGTATTAGCCATTTAAACTCCTACTCGTATTCTTTTATCCACTCGCAAACAACTGTTCCTGTATCTCCTGCTGCGCAAGCTGGTAAAACTATATTTACATCTCCAGTGAAATTTGTTGCCTCAGTATTTTTTAGACCGCCAAAATCAGAATAGTCGTATGACATTTCACCATTTAGTGTTTGAAATACTACATCTGTATCAGCATCCCATTGCATACGTAAAGCATCTGCAGGTGCAGTTACTGAAACGTTACAACTAACTTTATTTAATCTTACAGTTAGGCAACTTTTACCTGCTGGGCTTTTTGCTAATGCAGAAACGTCAACTATTTTAGTTGTGCTTCCTGAGTTATCAGAAACTACATTGTAGTGAGTGATAAGTTTTTTTGATCCATCAAATACTGTTGTATTTAATACTGTGTCCGCCATGTTTTTTCCTCCTTTTAAAGAGCGCCTGCATTACCAGACGCTCCGAGTTAATTTATTTATTAAGACGCAAATACAAATGCACCAGTAGTTTGAGTAGTTTCTCTAGCTAATGATGTTGCAATGTGCCATGTACCTTTTTCATAACAAATGAAAGCTATTTGTCCAGCTGTTGTTAAAAGGTTTGTTGCTGCGTTAGCAGGTGTGAAAGTTAATAAAGTTTCACCAGATGCTGAAGTATCAAAAGTTACTTCTGATGAACCTCTTGATTCAATTACTGAACCAGTTGCATATGCATCTGAACCAGCACAATCAAAAGATAGAGTTGCAGTTCCGCCAGTAGTGTCTTTAGACTGACAGTAAACAACAACAGTTCCTTGTGTTGCTGCAGGTAAAGTTGCTGCACATGCTGCTGCACCTGTGTAGTTTACTACAGAAATAGTATCAGCCGCTAAAGTTAGCGTAGATGCCGTTGCTACATCTGAGATAGATAAACCAGTTAAGTCAGGCATACCTGAACTCATTCTAGTTGTTACTGCTCCCGTAGTTGCGTTTTTAGTTGCAACTTGGAAACCTTTTTCCGAACGTACCGGTCCGTTAAACGTTGTTGAAGCCATAATTATATCCTCCTAGTTTTCTGAACATAGTCTCTAGGCCGTCCACTATACGGGTCTATGTTCTAATTAATTGTATAGTAACTAATTTATATACTAGATTTTAGTAGAGTGCAAGAGAGCCTGTAATGTGGAGTGAATTTTCCAACGATGTAGCTTTTTATTAAGTAGCTACAGAAACTTGCGGAGCAGCGCCTTCAACGCTATTTTGCCTGTGGGCAATTTTAGCTTCTTCAAGCTTGATCTCAGTGATGACTTCTCTAACTTTGTCATCAATTCTGACCATTTCAAGAGTGTACCTATCATTAGACAGATGCTCCTGTTCCCACTTCAACTCCAAGGACCTTTTTCGTTTGTATAGGTCTTGTATCATCAACAACCTCCTCATAGGTTATTCTATTAACCTTGTTATCATAAGATATTCCAAGATGTTCCCAGTTTATACTCTTTTCTCCCAGTTTGTCAAGGATTGCATTTTCAAGAGAAATAGCATTGTCTTCTGCTGAAACACTAAATTTCGCATAATGATCGTATGCCCATATTTTTACTGTAAAATTCTTCATGATTCTCACCGTATTTGTTAATTGTGGCGAGAGTGTGTCTCGCCACAAAAATTTTATTGATTACGCACCTTCAACGCCGAAGATACCTCTAGGGTCAGATACACCAAATGAGTATCTTTCTCTAGCTTTGTATCTTACGTTTCCAGTATCGAAGTCACCTTCCATTGCAGTTGTCAATGGAGCTCTGTTGAACATTTTCATTCCATTTGGAATGTCAGTGATAATGTAAAATGCATCAGAGTCTGTTAGGTAATTGTTCACTCTATAACCTTGAGGAATCATACCCATAGATGCGATTGCATTGATGTCATTATCAGCCGTTCCAGTTCTACCTTGAGACTTCATCAATCTTTCAGCTGTGAATTGTAGCTCAGAAGGAATAATCATTTTTACTCCTCTAGCAGCAATTCTTAAACCTCTTTCATCAGTCATTGAAGCGATGTCGATCAATGATTGTTCTAATGAAGTTTCGTTTAAGTCAGCTTGAGTGCTTAGCGTGTTTTTAAAAGTGCCAGACACTGTAGGGTGTGATGTATTAAATAAAGATACACCGTCACCTGAATCAAAGTTATCCGTTGAAGGAAGACCTTGAATTAGTGGCTCAACAGCTTTTACTTGCTTAGCATTACTCATAGATCTAGCTAAAGCTTTTGTATATCTAGACGCAAGTCTATCATACAAGTTGTCCTCGATCGCTTCTTCAGTGATCGCGAACGCTAAAGCTACAGTCTCGTGAGTGTAACGAGCTGTGAAAGTTTCTTGTGCTTCATCAAATGATACACCTGAACCTTCACCTTTTACTTGTGCGTTTGCGAAACCAGATAACATAACTTCTTCTTCAAAAGCTCTGTCACTGTTTTCTGTAGTATAAATCTCAGCATGCTGATTTTCATACCTTTTATATTCCAAGCCGAACAGTGCGTTCAAACCTGGCTCTAGTTCTTTAACTAGTTGTGATCGTGATATTGCCATTTTTGTTCTCCTATTCTAGCTTTACGATTGTAGCTCAATTAGATTAGCAACTACTACTACAGATCTGAAAGCCGCATTTTCATCGTTTTCAGGATCTTCAGCAGATCTTAATAATCTCCATGAAGCTGCATCAGCACTTGTGTCTCCAATATCTAGTGTAGCTGAAGACTTACCAGTAGTTGTACTACCAGCTGTTGTATTCATGTCATACGTTTCTAGATATCCAGATTGAGCGCAAGCAGCATCTGTTGCTACTACATATTGTTGTTGTGGGTTATCGAATACAAATGCATCGATATCTTCCGAGTTCGCAGGTGTTACTTGCACGTAATGATTTGCAAACGTTGGCTTTAAAGTTGTAGCCGCGTTGTAAAATATTCCGTTAAGTACTCCTAAAACTGGAGCATCAGTTGTCTGACCTCCAATTATGTAACCTGCACTAGAAGCAACTGCTTCACCGTGATATACAGTGGTAGCATAACCCGCATCGATTTTGTATTTGCCCTGACCAGAAGTCGCTGGTGTTGAACCAAGCGTTCCTGCAGGAACCAAACCAAAACCTTGTGTGTTTCTATTTGCCATAGTTGTTTCTCCTTATGTACCTGCCCCGAAGGGCCTCCAGTACGGTTTTATTAATTCAGTGATTAGAAAAATTATTTTTTCGTACCACCGAAGGTTACACGAGATTGCCTTTCAACATTGATTGGCATTCTACTATCTTGCTCCTTCATAAGGTCGTTACTTACAGCTTCATCTCTTTGTTTATGTCTATTAGACATATACTCTTGACGTTGTCGCGCGATCTCTTCAGGTACCTTCGCAAGTAGAAGGCCACCTACCCCAATCACTCCCTTGAACTTGCCCTCATCGAGGACAGGATAATCAGATGCATTTTCGACTTCTTCAGCTCTAACTAATTCGTAACCTTCTCTAATTCGTCCAGTTACATTTTTAGTGTCTTGAAAGCCCATGCTCTCTGCTCTTATCCATCTATACCTGAATCCATCAGGTGCAGGGGGTGCATCTAGAGAAGATGGTGGAACCCACACTTTAGGTCGTTCAGACTTTGACCGTGTTTGGCTCGCACGAGAAGTGTTTTTATTTTCGTTTTCCATTTTACGCTCCTTCCGTGTTTTTTAATTGTTTTGCGTATTCTTCGAGTGGCACACCTAATTTTTTAGCTATTGCTACCTGTGAAGATGTGAGTCTCACAGTTTTGCGACCAGGCTTTACGCTTCTATTAGCTGAAGCCACTGTCTGAACAGGGGCGGTCGATTGCTTAGTTTCAGTATTACCAAATTTATGCGGAAAGTCAACTCTAATACGTTTATCAACTTCTGCATAATACTCATCAGAACTAGGATCATACCCTTCTTTTTCAGTAAGGTCCTTATGTATCTCAAAAGCAGTGTAAGTCATCGCTCTATCTGTACCAAACCATGAGTTTTTAGCAGCCCATGATTCAGCTCTAGGATCCATGTTTATTGGATCGTCAGCTTGAGGAGTGTTTACATCTCCACCTTGAGAAAGAGATATAGGTTTTTCATCCTGTATGTTTTCTTCTCTACCTTGTTTAGCTTGGTCAAGTTTTGCATTCTCAAATGCAAGAGTTGCAATTCTTTTGTTAGCTTCAACTTGAGCATTTGCATCACCAGATTCAATCGCTGCTGCTAATTCTTTTTGTGCAGCTTCTAAACCTGAAGATATAGTTGACTCAAATTTTTTGATATAATCAGAATCTGTTTTTTTAAATTTAGATTCTAATTTTAATCTTTTTTCTTCTACAGCTTTAGCATATTGAACAGCAGCCTGTTCTCTTCTTTCTGCTTCTCTCATTTTACGAGTTAGTTTCGCAATACGAGCTTGTACACCTTTACTGTAATCCTCTAATTCTCCATCTGATTTTTTTTCATCTAACTTTGTTTCTCTTTCATTTTCAAATGATTTATCTGTTGTTTGTTCTTGTTCCGTGTTTTCTTCTAGCTGTTCAATTACAGCTTCATCTTTTTTTTCTTCAATATCTATTGTAGCATCAGGTCCTGATGTATCGATAGGTACTGTTTTTTTATCTTCTGGCATAGTTTACTCCTTCCTATGTTTAAAACTCATGCAAGATGTCCTCTGGACTATCAATTGTTGCTAACACTTCATCGTCGTTTAGCAGACGCATTTCCCCACCATCTATTTTAATTCGGCTACCTGCATATCTTGCAAACATAACCCAATCTTTGACCTTGCACCATGGACCTTCAGGATATCTCTCTTTATCCTTATAACATTGTGAACCCATGGCCATAACTAATCCTACTTGTGATGCAACTTGTTGTCGTTCTAAAGTAGTTTCAGCTAATACTAATCCACCTTTAGTTTTTTCTTTCATCTTAAAAGGTAAAACTAACATTCTCCAACCAGTCGGTTTAGGTAGTTTAGGTTCTTCTTTTTTCTCTGATTTTTTTACACCAATTAGATCATTGTTTGGTGTTAATATCGATGACTGTTCCTTTTCCATTTTGCTCCTTATCTTCTAGCAGGTTAGAGATTTCCTGTAGTGTTGCCTCATAGGCATTTATTTGTCCTATAATATACTTATAATCTTCCATACTGTCAACCCCACCTGAAGTGACTGATATTGAAAGTGCTTCTATTCTATTTCTTAAAAATCTTAAAGTTTTATTGATTACGTTTTCTAATTGCACTTAACACTTCCATCTTCTACGAGCTTGTCTTAGTCTTGAATTAGGATCAGCTGCAGCTTTTGGAAATTTTTTCATTTGACCTGCGCTTCTTGCACAGTACGACTTACGTCGGTTTGCAGCCTTAGAACCCTTTTTCACTTTACCAGTGACAGCTGTTTTTAGTTTTGAACCGGGATTTTCTCTTCTATATCGGGCGACCCCAGCTTTTGTCATCCCTGCTCCAGACTTTGTAGATCTGAAATACTTTTTAGTTTTTGGTGGTTGTTTATCTTGTCTTCTCATTATGCAAATGTTTTTACGTTAGTTGGTTTACCACCAGGATTACCTGCAGCTCTTTTTCGTTTGACAGCACTCGCCTTTTGCGACTTTGTCATCCGTGTGGCTTTTGCAAGTGGCACGCATTTTGGATATTTTCTCTTTGAGCCTTTTGACCTCCCGCATGGTTGATACTTTCCATTCTTCTTCGGAGCCCCAATGTCGACCCATTTTTGTGCTACCCATTCTCGTAGTCCTCCCTTTGAGTAGTAAGCTCGCATTACGAGTTCTTTCCGTAAGCTCTTCCTTTGCCTTTTACGGCTAACTTACAGCCTCTTGTACCTGATTTGTATGATGCTCTACCACCCATTCTTAAACCACCTCTTATTCTTCCAGATTGATCAAAAAGTTTTTTAGAAGCTTCATTTCTTGTTTTAGTTTTAGCTTTTTTTAATTTTTCACCGATTGCTTTTAATTTTTTTATTTCTGTTCCTGGTAAATCTTTTACATTTCTAGCGACAGGAAAAGTCCCTAAATCATCTACTTCCTTATAAGGACTTCCTTTAGCACCTTTAATTGTTCTTTTAAAAACTTTATCGACACCCTTTGCTAATTCTTTTGCACCTCTTTTTACCAGTTGAACAACAGCCATTATGAGTTCTTTCCGTAAGCTCTTCCTTTGCCTTTTTTAGCAATCTTACATTTGCCGCCCATTTTATATGCAGCTCTTCCGCCTTTTGACAATTCCAATTTACCTGGACCTTTAGATGTTAAAGTGTCTAAACTAAATTCATCCGCAAATTTTACATTACCACCTGCTTTTTGAACTTTGGATCTGTAGCCTTCTTTTTTACGATCCATTTTCATTGGACTTTCAAAAGTTTTCTTTTTACTGAAAGCTTTTTTTAATTTTTTTCTAAGTTCATCACCTTTTGTGCCTTTTGGTAATGAACTACGTCCACCTGGACGTAACATTTTATCAACAGTTTCTGTTGCTCTTTTGTATGGTGTATCAGCCATTATACTTGTCCTCCTTTTAAATATCTCATTCTAGTCATGTCCATGACTCCGCCACCCATTGCTTTTTTTCTTTTCTTTTTGCCACCTGGTGTGACTTTACCTGAACATACTGCTGATGCGTACATGTTAGCATATGCTGACGGGTACACTTTAAATTTTCTTTTCGCT